GCCACGGGCTCCTGCCGCATGTGGGTGCACCTTACAGTGGCTGGCATCAATCATCAACCATTCAAAATCGGGCTCATCAACCAGAATTTCCAGCAGTTTTTCCCAGATCCCCTTGTCACGCCATCTGCGGAACCGCTGATACACGGTACCCCATTTCCCGTAGAACGGCGGTAAATCCCGCCACGGTGCTCCTGTGCGTAAAATCCAAAACACGCCATTGATAAATCGCCGGTTATCCTGGGCTATTCCACCCCACTGCCCTCGTTGTCCTGGCAGATGCGGCTCCAGAAGGCTCCATACCGCATCGCTGATGTCGTGGCGTTGTTGTTCATTGCTCATGGGAACACCTCTTTCGGATCTCTTGCTCCCATTATACCATATCGCTCGTGTAAACACTATTTAATTCATCTCTAGAAATTTCGCCGTTTGAGAGTGCGGATTTCAGTAAAGAGGCGTATTTTTCCAGTTCAGATAAATTTAATTTTCCAAAATCAAATCCAGTGCCATCATATTTTGCCGATTTGATCTTCTCCAACAGAACAGAATATCTCGTTAGTAGATTTATTGACTGGGAAATGTCGTTTGAGTTGATAGTTTGGACAACAGAAGCATGTGCAGAACTGGAACCGGTTCCTTGCATTAGATTGGTTGCTTTTTTTAATATGTCAACAAGTTCTCTGGCATTTCCCAAATCCAATTTGATTTTTATAGGTTTTATTTCCTTTTCGAGATTTGAGATCCCCTTAATTAGTTCTCTATAATCGCCAAGACTTGCTTTAAGCTTTATACCCAGTTCGTCTGCCACACTATCACCTCTATCAATACAAAAAACAGGGGAGCGGACCCTGTTTACCTAATAATGTTCTTGATTAGTTCACCAATTACTGCAACGATCACCAGTAGCGACGTTCCAATTAAAAGCCAGTTCGACTTTATCCATCCCCAAATATCAAACTTACCTTTTTCTTCTATTGCTTCCAATTTGTTTTCAAGCCGATCTACTTTTTGAGTGTTTTTGGTAAGTTCGTTTTGCATTTTTTCCATGCTAAATTTCATTTCTGTAGTCGATTTGTTTAAACGATCAATGGCGTTTGGCAAAGCAGACAAATTTTCCAAAGCATCTGCGATGCGTTGATTAAAAACCGCTTCATTTTTGTCTAAGTTGGTGAGCTGATGATCAATTAGTTCAATTTTCTTTTCTGCTTGCTTAACTCTGAATTCAAGTGCTTCATGTTGAGGGCAATTTTCCATATTGTCCTCCACGAAAAAAACTTTTGTTTTCCAGCATTGAGCCTCACCCCTCAAAATAGTGCAGGTGGCACCCGCATAAAAGTGAAAGCCAGCCATGGTGCATTCCGTGACTGGCTTATGTTTTGAATAATACACATTACAGGGCCAACAGCTCCACAGAAAGCAAAGCGCTTTCTTACGGCTAGCTGTTACGTGATATTGACACCCCGTCTGAGCAAACCGTCAGCCAGAGCTTGTTTATAACTTTCAGTTGCCTCAAGCTCTTCAACAGCTCTTTTATAAAAAGGTCGTTCGTCTTCCCACACATAGTGTGTGTCATTGAAAATGTTGTTAACAGATCCATCGTTTATCCACTGTGCAAAGGTTCCTTTTGGGCCATTATATGGTACATTGCGCACAGATGGAGCCGGCTCAGCACTCGAAAAAACGTTCAGCGTTATATCGCCGTCATCATATAAATCTTTGTTTATGGGGGCTTTTTCAAGAATATATCGTCGCTCATAAAGAACCGGATCATAAACATCATAGACTTCAGATGAAATATGGTTGGATATCGCCGATTTGGCTTCCTTAAAAACTTCATTACGCATAGCTAGTTCAACTCGCTTGCGAAGCTCGTTGTCCAATCCATTGCCCTCACCATATAATGTGTCACAATATTTCTTATAAGCCATAATACATCACTTTGTACTAGCAGTTACTTTTTTGAAGCAAGGATTTCTTCAAAAGTAATTTGTCTATTATCTGCATCTGCCTTTTTATTTGATTTAGGCGTGTTTTTTACAGTGGATAAAGAAGCATTTCTATGTTGTTCCACCGCGACTGTATCTGCGATACGTTTATTGTTAAGAGTATCCATCTTTTCCAGCATCAGTTTGAGGTTAGCGATTTTTTCATCCGAGTTAAGTTCAAGCAAGGAATCCAAAAAGTTGTTTGTTTTATGAGCGATTTCTTGCAATGGATTTGGGGCGAGCTGTGACAAATAATAACTTTTCAAATAGTTGATTTTTTCACTAACCGCAAAATCCAAGTTTCCTCTAGTGGCACACTCAATATGATCTTCAATCTCACAGTATGCGTCTGAATTGAGTAAAAATATTTCCAAATCATGTTGCTCCGCAGGAAGTTCCAAGTTGGTAAAAAACTTTATAATGGCATAACGCCAGAAGAATAATTCCAGCTCGGGAAGATACATCCCATCATCATCAAAGCATGATGTAGCGGCTAGTGTTACAAACTTAGCGCGTTCTTCAAGAGAAAGATTGCGCTTGATTTTTACATCAGTTCCTTCTATATTAATTTCATAAATTGAATTATTATCACAGCTATCAATAAATTTGCTTACAGTATTAACAGTTTGCTTGCTCACTAACATTTTCCTCCGGATTTTAATTTTTTTCGATTTGCTCTTGCGGCCTTGAGTTTTTCATAAGTCACCCAGCCACCATCAATTTTGCTGTAAGAAACCCAATAGTAATCTATATTGGGGAACTTATAATGAAATAGTTTAGCTTTTAATTTTGCCGTTGAATCCGGCATCCCTTTCGTGTCAATCACGTATTTATGCCCGTCTGGCAACTCAAGAACAAAATCTGCAACGTAAGTAATAGGACGTATTGTTTTTCCTTGATAGGTGAATTTTGGTTGCAACTCATATGATTTTTGTAGTTCATAGCTTACAATTTGGCCGCTTCCCATTCCGGGCAAAACCACATCTCTAAAGAACTTCATTTCAAGTACGGAATCAAATACGATGCCATTGTATGTGCGTTTAGAAATATCTGCTGACACATTAAATTTCGATCTATTGTTTGACGTAATAGCACCTCGTGAAACTGAAATTGTTTGTTGTAAAAAAATAGGGGCAGGAAATCGCCCCTATTTTCCTTATTCATTATTTGCAGGTACCGCATCTGTGTTGACGCGATCATGTGCGGGTCCGCGTTGCTTTTTATTCTTTTCGCTAACAGAAACTGGATTGCGCGCATCAAAGACCTCTTGCATATATTTTTGGTAGTGTTCTGGACAACAGCACATTGATTTCCAATGGGTTGATCCGTCAAGAGATCGATTGCACGCATAATACTTCTGATGGCATTTAGAATATTTGCACACGTGATTAGGTTTTCTGTCCATTGATATCACGACCAATCAATTAGGTATCAATAATTTTAGACATATCATAGTCATAGAGCGTCCAAAGTGCTTGAGTCTCATCGCTGCATGTGCCAGTCATGCCTTCGATTTCAACGTTCATAACAGCTGCCTGATCACCAAATGCAAGTTCAAAATTGCCAGAGACTTTACCACGCTCCATAACAACCTGAAGCGGGACGTCTACATCGTCGCAAATATCATGGAACCATGCGTCCAGAACGATACGTCCGCTTTTTGAAAATTTATTGGAGTCATTTACAATTTTGCGGTACTCACTGAACTTGGGATGATACTCGACCATCACACGATCACCAATCTTAAATTTTCCGGTGGGGAGAGTAATTTCTTTCGTGTCAGGGGCGTAGGCAAAAGCTGTTTCTGACGCTTCAGCAGCCTGATCGTAGGTGTCAATCTTGTTTTTCTGCTTATCAACTGCATAAATAAATTTGATTTCTGCGCCCACGGCACCAGTGGCTTTATGGTTTAGTGTAATTTTTGTAGCATTGGTTACTTTATAAATTTCACACAGAGAAATCTCAGAGCCGTTCTGAATTACTTCCTCGTCAGCGCCTACCGCCATCGCCAGGTAGCCAGTATCGACAGTACCGTTGGTCGCCTTAAGCGTAGAAACTTTGTTATTATCAAAAGCCGCAAGTTTAGCACCATCGGTACCTTCGGCATATACTGTTTCCTGCCCGTTCGTCCAAGTTACTGTTTTCAGGTCAACCAGTCTAACCTCAAGCTCATCGGTCTCAAGATTGTTGATTCGAAGCGCACGTGCCTTTTTAAATGCATATCTCATAGCTGTGTTCCTTTCTTATTAAATAGAAGAGAGGGCATTAGGTTGCCCAATCCATATTGGTGTTTTTTAATGCATCACTTTTCACAGTGCCGGAATAAACTCCAGTTAATATATGATCAATATTTTCTTTTTTGTGAAGTACTTTATATGCCGATACAATTGAAAAGATTGGAGCGCCGGTAAAGTTGAATGTGTTTATTGCTCCGTTCCCGCCGTGCAATACGGATGCGACCATATTTCCTAAAAAAGAAGAGCTCTCATCTGTTCCTGCAGTTTGCGGCTTGTTTTTTTTGCGATTAATCTCATCGCGCATATCTTCTATCAGAATGCGTTTTGCCGTTTTATCTCTTGGTTTTATTCTGCCCTCGAAAGAAATGCCGTTTATTTTTTGCACAAATGTCGAAAAAGCAAGATATTCTTCTCTATTTATTGAAAAGTTATTGACAAAAGGATCTTCAATGTATGTGTCATTGCTACCTGATGAGCTTAGCCGATATGCATGATTCTCGCCCAAGAAAAAGTCAAGTGCAGCTGCAATTGGAATAAGCGGATTGAACCCACTTTGATCAAATGCTGTTTTGTTTTGAGAGTATATATTGCTTAAATATTTCCATTGCAAGCAAAACACATCGAAGCAGTCCACATCTTCGTAGTCGATGCCATTATCATCTAACCAAACCATATTTTGATATGGATCAGCTAGGATTCTACCGACATATTCCCAATAAATCGACTCTCCGTTTCTTCCTAATCCCAATATGTCTCGTAGTAGTGGGTGGCGTACTGATACTGTCGAATTAAGTTTATATGGCAATCCGCTTTCCAAATAAAGCCTATCAATCTCAACCATCAAATTCATCCTCTTCGCTGCAAGTATCGGGCAATCGGTTACTGTCCTTCGTGGCGAATCGGACAGTCCTGCACCGATGCATCTGAGAAATATGCCCAGGTACGCTTGAGACAAGTTCTAGATTGTTAAAACCATATTCCGTATTACCGTTGAACAGCAGCTCAATCAAGTGAGCTAAATAATCAATTCTGGTTGCTCCGTATGAAGTTTTCATTGCAGCTTGATGGCATATAATTCTGAACGTTATAATAACATCTTTGAAAAAATAGTTTACTGTTGAAACTTTTGGGACCTCTATTTCATAGCAGATATAACAACCGACTTCTTGGATAGCATCAGGAATATAATCAAACGGGAAAATATATGTATATAGCAAATCCTCTACGGGTTTCTCTGGCGGAATTATTTCTGTAATCATCGACACGATTTCATTGTCATTTAAAATTGTAGAGGCAATCTGATTTTTGTAGGTTACTATTTCTTTGCCGTATGCCATAATATCACCTACACTAAAGGAACAATGCTGGTATCAAGTTTTGCGATGAATCCATCAGTAAATGTTGCCGTAATTCGAATGACACCATAGTACAATGAAGTGTTGTTGGGAGTTTTTATAAGCAGTTCACCGCCGGACGTGTTAACTGAAATCAACTCTTTGTACTGTTTCAGATTGTCATCCATATCAATCGACCATGTTACGGTTGGATCTTTAACTTCATTCAATGTAGCAACAAATTTTTTGTGTGGTCCGCCGGCCTTGATCTCTTTTGTTCCCGTATAAAAAATTTCCCTCTCTGCCGGAGCCGAAGTAGAATTATCAGTGACATAATCGCAAATCATAAGTTCAGAGTTGTCGGTTTGGGGATTATAAGCGTCTTGTTCTACATTAATTACAAGAAAACCACTAGCTTCTCCATTGTAGTCGTATCGCTCCGTCATACTGTCAACGGACGTTAATCGATATGTACGGGGCGTCTTTCCTATAATTTCAAGCATAAAACGTTTATCGACATCGAGCAACGCACTCTCATTATCATATGGAAGCTGTATTTTAAACTCGCGCTTTGATTCTGTACTTGTTGCATTCGATTCAAGATTGCTAAAATATGGCTTATCAACTACACACCATCGCTCATGGATTTCTTTAGTGCTTGGATTTTGCCAACGGATCTGCCGATTGCACTGTTCAATCTCGCCACGCACAGTGATGTCACTTTCTGCATCACGTTTGGTAATAAGCCAGTGCGACCCATTCCAGAATACAATTGAGCCTATTTTAAAATCACGAGAGGGGAGTGCTTCAATTGTTTTTGTCGATACAGCTTGAGTCGATATGATTGTCAAATGATCATCAGTACCATCAATCGTTACACTTTTATAAGCTGGATTGTGAATTGCGAATTTTTGTGTCATTCGTTTGGCGTTATGAATAATCCTATCGCGCTTCGTTTTACCCATAGCTTCAAGCCGCATACGGTAATCAATCATTTTGCTCACGTCACCTCACTACAGATGTAAGTTTGAAAGATCCCCGTGATTGTAAGAATATTCTCGCATCGAATTCGTAAATGCTTTCTGCTCATCTTGATATAGTGATTTAATCTCGGCCAAAAGATTTTTAGAACTGTACATTGTAAAATCTTTTGTATTTAGAATGTTTTCAAGGTTGTCAGAATTATTTACGTATTGGCGCAGCCATTCAACAACCATCCCGTCAGTCACAATATCTATGATTTCATCATCTATTTCGTCGGACAAAAAGGCGTATTCGTTATCATCTTGTTGGCTCAAATCAGCTTGGCATATTTTGTCAAATTTCGTGCATACACGTTTCATATACCCAACGGCAAGTTCATCAACTAAATAATCTTCGTAGTTTAGAAGCTTGTAATCCGATATCTTGTCTAGGAATGTATCAATAAAAGCTTTATAAGGAGTCATACGAGCCCTCCTTATTTCTCCATCAAAACATAGCCGGTAGCAGCCTCAATTGCCTTGATCGTTTTGATGCTATCAAGACTTCCAGATTCAATAAGATCATAAGCGCGCATTGCAATGCTGTCTTTTGCCCCGCGTGCAATTTTAGTTACGACAGTCTCAATCTTTTCAGGCGACCACGTAAACACCTCATCCAGATCATCGAGCTCAACGATATCGCTATAATATTTGCGAATTTGGAGCCAATCGAGAGCCTGTTCTGCGTTGTCACCAACAAGCATTACCCAGTTCTCAGAGAAGAAATCACGCTGCCCATTACGCATATTCTGGAGTTCAGCAATAGTGAGAAGATTTACATCCCCACAATTACTCCACTCACATTCAAAGCCAGTGACCTTCGATTTATAAAAGAGCGTGCCGTAAAAATTACTTTTTACCTCAACAAGCTCATCTGGAGACATTTTTTTAATCTTAGGCTTAACAGCCGTGATTTTTGTTGGAGTGGATGCAGTGGCTTTAATAACATCGACTTCTGGATTTTTCTGTTTGTTTTCAGTCTTAGTTCTCGGTGGCAATATTAACTCTCCTTTGTAAAAAAATAGGGGACAGCACAGCGCCGTCCCCATACATGTCTTATCAGCCAGAAATGGTGTAAATACCCATCTTTGCACCCATCATGACTGCACAACCCGTATCCTCAAGATATACGTATTCCTGAGACATGTCTGCGTTCTCGGTCATATCCTTGGTTCCGATGTAGCTCTCGCCAGTTGTAACAAACTTAATGAACTTATCGTTTGCTGCCACAACATAGAGCTTATTATCAGGAATGATAAACTCAGTAGAGCCAACCTTATGGTGATTTACGACAGCGACCATATCAACGCCGGCCACACGACCGAAGTGGCCAACGTTATAATAGCTGTCTTTTGCCGCATCAGACATTACAGCACTCGTTACCTTACGCAAGGCAGGTTTGGTGCCAATAATACGTGCGGTCATACCCGTGGCTGCCTCAACGTGTGCCACCAGCTCAAGAAGCTTCTCTTCCTCATAAGTACCGGACACCACATAGGTAGTGTCAAGGCCAGGTGTAGAAGCGCTCAGGCCACTGAACGCGGTATAAATCATTTCATAGCGGTTGTCTTTCACCGCCTTCATCAGTTTCTGGACAAAGGTATTCCAGTCACTGCGACCAGCCAGCAAACGAGTGGCTTCCTCATAAATGCGAATGCCTTTCACGGATGTCGGAACGGTCACTTCCGTCTTCTCGCCAATGCGCTGACGGCGCGGAGTCTGAATCCCCTTAGACATGTCAGAAACGATAAAAGTAGTATTGTCTTCTGCCGTGAACAGATTCTGATCGCCCTCAGCGGTGTTTACATACTCAACAAAATCGTTGAAAAATTCGTCGCCTTCGAATCCCTCTCGAAGAATGGGCTCGACAGCCACCTCAATCATGGCGAAAAGTTCTCGGCCGTGATCTCGCAAAGATCGAGCGGTGATTTTGCTGCTGCCACCGTTGGCCTCAATCAGCGCTTCGCGCAGCTGCTTCTCCGGATCCTTGCCATTCGTAAAATCCTTGGCGACCTTGCCGTGATACAAATCATAGGCAAGTGTAGCAATAGCTTTCATATCTGCCATTGTTGTTACATCTCCTTCGCAAAAATCCCGCCGTAATTTGGCGGGATTGGTAATTACTATTCGTTTAAACAGACTTTAAAGTGCTATTAGCCTGCGGCACCTTTGCCGGGACGCACTTCAATGACGGCGTAATTAAGCGAACCGACAGTTTCCAGCTGAATTACCTTACCGACAATCGTGGAGCCACCCGTTGCACTCTCAACATCCTTCAGTTTCGTATTGGCCTGCAGCTCGACAAAGTGCCCAACAGTGGCAGTGCCATCGATGGCATCAGTCGTAACAGAAAAAATGTCGCCGGCATGCAACTTGTATGCACGGGCATTGGAACCGGCAGTGTTATAAAAATCAGTCAAATTGCGCAGACGCTCATCTGCCATTACTTCGGGGGTGGCCACAAGAGCAACCTCCTCAATGGGGGTAGCGGCTTCAGGAGTCAGCGCCTTCCAAAGTTCACGTTCGTTGGGAAGCAACGAATCGAGCTTAACAATCATACCGTTATCAATATCGGCATCGGCAGAGCCGTTGTTAAAACGCACACTGCGGAGCAGAGTGCCATCAGTTGTACCAGACATATTGTCCAAACGTACCACACAATGTTTCGCCATAATATTTACTTCCTCTCAAATCTTAATTAATCAAAAAGATCCCCATATGGGTTGGGGATGACGGGAACGCTTTCGGGAATAATAACTTTCGAAAATTTTTCCGTTTTGCGGGAGAAATTAGCTTTCTTTTTCCCAACCAGCATAAAGCATTTATTCTCAATCTCAGTAGCGGAAAATTCATTTGCGTTTTCTTTCAATGCCGTGAACTCTGCATCGTTGCTAAGCTCCTTCTCGAACATTTCAAAGATAGAATCTTTAGCAGCGGTTTCCTCAGCAGCAATTTTAGCATTGTTTTCAGAAACAAGCGTATTATAGTCGCCTTCAAGTTTGGAGTATTTGCCATTGAGTTCGTTAATTTGAGATGCAAACTGCTCTTTTTCGGCCATGAATGTAGCGTTAGCGTTCTCTACAGCCTTGTTCTTAATTGCAGTAAACAACGACTCAATTGACAAGTCCTTATCTCCTTCGTCAAAGTCGGCAATTACAAGCTTTTTACGCTTTTTACTTGCGAAATCGACAGTTACTTTGTCACCGTTTACGGAATACGTAAAGCCATAAATCTTCCAATCTGCGTAATCATATGCGTAAACTTCAGACAATTCAGGATCGAAATCATAGAAAGAATATTTAGGATATTTACCCCAATCTTCATCTTCCATCATTTCTTCATATAGAGCTTCTTTAAGCTCTGTCTCAAACGCGCCATTCAACGCAAAATCGGTGGTAGCGTCTTCACAGAGAACGCTATTGCCATCGTCATTCGATTCATTGGCAGAAGCGAACGCGGCAACCTTTTCCTCAAACTCTTCCAAGCCCATTGTGTCATCAACACTAAAATCCAAAGCTTCAGGTTTGATGCTATATTTGCTCAGAATATCCAATTGTTCTTTGTTCAAATCAAAAATACCTCCTTCTTCTTTGGATTTTAACAGGCCGTTTTCATTACGACCATTTATAATAGAAGCGTATTCGTCAAGCTTTTCTTTTATTTCAGAAGCAATAGTATCCGCAGAGAAACAGGCGATTGCCGTGCTGTTGATCATTGCAGGCTGAATTTTTGGATCTGACGTTGACAAGATACAGCATCCATCAAACTTGAATTTTGTAAATGTGAATGAACCGTCGGGATTTTCGATTCCTTCAAAATCATTGGAAAGCTCCATGCTTTGTCCTTTAACAATGTCACGCTGGAAAATTTCAACAGCGCGCTCAAATTTGGTCCAAAGCAATGCGTCAACCTGTAAAAATTTACGAAGCTTTCCATCGTCGCAAACTTTATTGATCCATCTGGGGTTACACGATTCAGGAATCACTCCATAGGCGGAGCCATCATACATATACTTGTAACCCTCAGATTGCTTGACGATTTTATATTCGTGCGCGGCGAAATCGTCGGTGTCGCCATCATCGTCAACTAAGATATATCCCAAAATTGGTGTGTTTTTAATTGACGGGATTGCATCGTTCACAACATCTTCATCAAATATAGACCCGTTGAAGTTTTTTCCAGTGTGAAGTACATCAATAACGATTTTCAAGAATCTGGTATCCTTACCTTGTACTTCATCCAGAATAGCGAACGTTATGGGGATATTAAAATTTCTTTCCACTACAGAACCCCCTTTTAAATGCGATTGGCGTTTTGAGCGCTATCGGCAGTTTGCTCACCAGAATCATCTAATCCTTCACCCTTAGACTGATTAGTCGGACGTCCTGAAGAAGAGGATGACATGGTATTCGAACTTTGTAGCGGAATCAATTTATCATGAAGACCAAGAGCATCCGACTCCAAGAAAGCAAGACTTTCAACTTCGCATGGCAGCATTCCAATTGACGCACAGTACATTGATATTGTTGGAAACCCGTATCTGGCTGCATCAAGATATTGCTTTGCCATTTCTTGGCGATTGTACGGGCTAATATCGAGAAAAGAAATTCTAAACGATTTTCCAACGGCCTGATTTTGAAAAATCCGATTCAATGCAAGTTCAATGCTCTGTACAATTGAAAATGTAATGGCTTGGTCAGACTTAATTGAGAGCAGCAAAGCAGCACTTGATGCTTTGGTGTTATTGAACAATAGGCTTGAAACGCCTGCCGCTGACCATAGATGGTTTTCAGAATCACTTACTTTATCGGTGTCGTTTGTACCTCCGGCTCTATCAAAACTGATTTTTTCGATGTCCATTGGACTTAAAACAGAGCCGATTTCTTCTGGCATTACCTGATCAAGATTCTGCCAAAATTCAACTGCTTTTTGATAATCCATTAACCAGTTGCCGTCCTTGTCGATTCCCAACTTCATAACAAGCAGAGCATAGTTTTCAAGTTCGGTTTTTGTCAACTTTAGATCTTCATAATCTGAAATATCGTATAAATTGCGTAACACACCTGCAAATGGCGGCATCGCATAATTCAAGATCTCTGTATTGCATTTAATCGCAAAGGAAAATGGAGGCTCTAAATCTTGGTACCGTTGCGTCCGGTCTTTTTGATATGCTGCATATTTTGTGGAGAATTCAGGCGAATAATAGTCAATAAGTGCTTGGTCGGCATCAAAATATGAGAAATCAAAAGTGACGTTACAAACATTATCTGACATCGATGAGATTTTGCAGTAATCGGATGGCAGCTGCTGAAACGTGATCTTGTTTCCGATTTCTCGTGCAGTACAGTAGTAAACATCCTCGCGCAAACATACTGTCAAAATGTCTTTACACTGCCGTTTAATATCAAACTTGGAAACATAATCGCTTGCCTTCAGAAATTTTTTTCGCAAATCTCCTTTGGCAGACGATGCGTCAATTCCATAAGGTAAAATGAAATACGACAGATCAGAAAGGCCAACAAAATATTGAATGAGTCTTCGAAAATGCGAGCTTGCACCGTACATGTAGATTACAGCGTTCCGGAGTTGTTTTTCATTCTTTTGCGGATCTTTTAGATACTCGACAATATTATCTTTTGTATATTTATAAAATGTCTGCGACTTCGGGTTGTTGTTCAAATCGCGCCATATAAGTTTTTCAAGGGCTCTGAAGTTAGTTCGCCATAGCTTGTTCATATCCACTGAGAAACTTTTGCTAACCTCAGCAGCAGTATTCTTTTTAGCAGGAGGCCTACCACGTCTCTTGGGCGATGCCGCATCACTCTCAGCCATACAACATCACCCCCTATTTTATTTTTGGCCGCCTAAAACAAAAATATCCGGATTTGAAATCCAGCTCATGCTTAGGCCTGTTCAGTTTTAGTTCAAGTTGCTTAATTATCCAGTAATTGTAGCTGAGACTCGAATATCTATCTTTTCGGAAACCTGTTTTCTCAAATACACGTACGACATTGTTTTTGGTCTCATACTGTAGATTCACAAGCTCATTTACTAACAAAGATGTGTTAATATAAGGCAGCTTGAATTGAAGTTTGTCTATAAAATCAAGCGAATCATATCCGCGAACTGTATGCAACACTTCGTCGCAATTTTGCTCTTGGATAAGGAGTTTGATTCGTTCTTGGCGCAGACCTTCGCGCAAAGTAATTGCACAGTCTGAGTTGAATTGTGCATTGCCCTTAATACTCCATATTACTTTCGGCGCAGCTGGATCTGGACATCTATCAGCCATTTCGGCACTATTGCAGCAGGAAAGTGGGGAATATGTAACACCTGTCAACGGATCATAAATATCTGAAATTAGCGTGTCATACACACCAAGACCAACACCTGATGTATCGATGCCGATATAATCACATTGGAACTCCTCATAGTACCTGCGTACCATAAGAGCCTGTTCGCTTGTGATACCACCTTCAAGGTTTTCTGTATATACAACGTTTACTAAATACTTGTTGCCGCTGGTTGGCAATGCTTGCGTAACGAAAATAGCAGTAGCATCGTTATCGTGTTTTGTGCTTTTCATCAAGGCTATGTCCGCAGTTATAATTCTGATTTCTCCCTTTTTCTTCGCAGGAAGTTGTAGCTTTTTATCCGACAAAAGGCTTGCTACACGTTTGGGATAAAACGGATATGTAAGTTCACGGTTTTGGTTAATGTCATCGAACGAGAACAGGGAGCCTTCACTATCGCCAAGCCATATAGCGCCCATTTCCATTTCAAAACTAAGCTCATTGAAGTCAGACTCGGACATATCGTCCTCTACAGACCGAAGGCTAAGAAGATCTTCCTTAACAGAAAGTTGATAGGGAAAACCGCATGCAAAATACTGCTTTGTATCATCAAGCATGTTTGCGGAAAATGCTCGAAGCTTGTCATAAGACCAATGGCTTTTATACCACGCGGAACTCATATAAATCTGTTTGTTTTCTTCCTTGGGAAGATTTTTGTATTCGGGCTTGTCAAGAAATTTTGGATGCCGGCGTGCGGTAAGAAATTTTTTCAAAACCTTATCGATCACTTCGCGAGATACAAGCCGAAATTCATCAACGATAATAATATGTGCGCGGTTGCCGCGTGCGCTATCTGCTGCGGTTACAACTTTTATCATCGACGAATTCTTGAACTTGATAAATGCCATCTGTTGGTTGATAACCGAGGTCTCAATCTCAAATCTTAGATTGCCAGAATCGGGCATTAACAAGTTCGTTATTTTCTCAAGCACTCCAACTGCCTGTGAGCGAGCGCCCGAGGCAATACAAATAATTGTGCCGGGATATAGAATGGCACGCACACAACAATAAATCGCTGTAAGATATGTTTTGCCAAGGCCACGAGCAGCGATGAACATAAACGCATCTGAAATGTTCATCATGAAAATCAAAATTTTCTGAAACAGCTTTAGGTTCAAGCCTAAATAGTCTTTACAGAAACGATGTGGGTTGGCCCTATAATAAGAACACCAAGTCGCCACGCCATTCATGATGCGTTCAGCTTTTTGATTCGCAATTTCCTCCTGAGATAGTCGTTTACTGGCCATCGGCATCACCAGTTAATTTATTGAAGATGTCCTCGTTTACGGCATCATCTGAAAACTCAGGTTTCGTAGCACTGTATTGCTTTAAATATTTTTCGTATTCTTCAGAATATGAATTCTTAATACCAATCATTTTACAGAGATGCCCAAAGAAGAATGTGCCAATATACTTTCGGATATTGTCAACGTCTGCAAATTCGGGATCTGGCTCTGGGATCGGTTTCTCAGTTTCCCATTTTTGAATTAACGTACCAAATGTTTGCTGATCACTAATTACATCGCCCTTGATTTGATTGGGCTTTATTTTAGCCGCGCCGAGCAAATCCTGAAATAATTTCATAGATGTATCCAGCTTTTTTTGATCGCCGGAAATGTTGGCACGCTGTATATTAAGCTGCGCAATGCAAATTGCTTTAAAGATTTCTTCCTGAGATTTTGTCTGACATTCATGCCGTGCCGTCCAATCATCATATTGATCCTGAAGAAATTTGTACTCATCTTCAGAAAAACCGACACCAAAGAATTTTACAGTGCGTTGTAAAATTTTTACACCGCTTTCCTTTACCTCTTCTACTGATTCAATTACTTGTCTGGATTCTTCATCAATTGTTGTGTCGTAAGTTTTTCCTCTAAATTGTGAAAGGTTTGCGCGCGATATATATGTATGAACACGGCTTCTGTCTACAGCAATTTTACGTGACGATTCAGCAAGCGCCTTGCTATAATAAATATCAAATTTCATACATATGCGCCGAATTGCATCCTCATCGTTCCCAAGCACAGCACAATAATGTTCGTAAAGCTTATCAATGCATGTTTTACAAACAGGCAAAAAATGATTGTTGCAGGCGTATATCGGACTTTGCGATGCTGGAAAATTGCCAGTTTGTTTTGTGAATGTTTTGCCACATGTAGTGCATCTAGGACTACGGATATCATTTTTTAACGGTGTTATCCTATCGGGAGTGCTGCTTATAACGGCCATGGCAATCACCCCCCATATGTTCAATTGAATTTCTTAATTTAGCTTCACTAATTCAGTTGCGTTCTGGATTAATTTCCCATCCATGTCCAGACATAAAAAAATAAAGCCTTCCTTCTGGGACCGGAAAAGCTTACCATCAGAGTAATTCTGTTTTGATGTTTCACACGCAGCGCCTTGCTCATACATCACGATATCTCCAACATCATAGCTACCAGTATGGTGTGTATGAGCCATAACAAGACAACCGAATTCGTATCCTTCGTCCTTAAAGAATCTACGTGCTTTTTCACTTGTAGCCATTATGCCGGATGAATAGGCAAGTGGGTGACAAAAAATCACATCACCAATCACAGAGTACCAGGCATCGTTGTACACGATTTCAACTGAACCATTGAATACGTCACACAATGCATCATAATGCACTTTGGTGTGCAGTTCTTTATTATAATGGTTAAAACCATCAATTAAAATAAGCTCAAGAGCTGTCTTGGGCATCAGCTCAAGAATGTCCGAATCAAGATTTTTGGCCAGATAATTTTGAAACCGAATATCGTGATTGCCATAATTCACAACGACCTTGCGCGGCTCAATACGTTCTATCAATTCGATAATATATTCGCGAGCAATCAAGATTTCTTCCATTGGACTTTTACGATATACCTTGGGGAATCTCGATAGTGCCTGGCAATCAATTATGTCACCATTTAACTGAAGAATGTCCACGCGGCCAGCATATTTATCAAATACAGAAGTTGGTTTATGAAATGGAATGTGCAAGTCCGATATGGAAAGAATGCGCGTGTTGATGTTTTTTACACGATGGTCACGCTCAAACAGCATGCCGGCGTAGAAAGCCTTATACTTTTTTCGATATGCGCATTCACCAAGGCATTCACCGCTTGCAGCGTTTAAATAGTCTGCGGCCTCAATCCATGTGATCTCGTGTCTTCTTGCCGCATCACCAATACGCACGAAATATTCATCAAAACTTTCGTGTTCGTAGCGTCGATTGTTGTACATTGGATTCACCCTTAACCAAGCTGGTCTGTAAATGCGATGCTAAGCTTGACTTCCTTGCCATTGAACTCGTCTGCGAGTTCAGCCAAACTTACCGGTTCAGAAAGACCTTCAACCTCAAAAAGTACGTCGTGCTCCTTGTCGAGAGAATCAAGATCAATAGTGCCGGTGATATCAAGTCCAAATTTTTTATTTACTTTACTTGCCAATTTGACTACCTTACCTTTTCTGTTTGTGTAACATTAAGCCCACGGTATTTTTTTAGTGCGTTCGTGACAGCACTAATTTCAGTGCATAAGAAATGATTCTTAGTGCGACGCACCATTCTTTCAATGTGTAAATCACCAGTGTACATATCGCGAACTTTCTTTGGTGGAAATAGTTTGGCCAGATATAGAGCCTCATCTTTGTTGATTGAAATCAAATATCTTCTTCCTTTGTTATTATTTTCGGCCTTTGGAAAAAACCGAAGTGATATGCAAGAACACAATTATCGTATCCCTACCATATTAAGTCGTTATAGAAATGCCGATAAACCTTGGTGCAATGCGGGTTTATAAAAACCTATGCATAAAAAAATGGCCTAAAATTGTAAAAAAATGAGGCCCGGAAAACTCCGAGCCTCACGATCAGTATACTTTTGAATATCGCAAGCCATATATTTCAATTGAGCCGGATTTGTTTGGCATCAGTTCTTTAACGGGTTCACTACTCTTACGGATTGCCCTAAAGAATGATTTGTTGGGGACCCCGAACAAAATCGAAAACATAGTATAGGAAATATCTCTGTATGCTTTCTCGTCCAACAATTTAAGTAAATAATAAACGGTTGAATAATTTAATTTTATCTCAGCAATGTAATCAATACACTTCTGCCGAGCCTCATCAACTCGTTTCTTGGTAATCGTGTATTCTTCATCTGTAGTTGACAAAGAACTGTTTTCGCTACATTGACAGTGCTCCATATAAGCAGCCCATATAGAAGAGATATCGCTTTTGGTTTCACGTACCAATCGAATAATTCTATTAACCTGATTCCAATTTATCATTCTTGGTATGTACTGGTAATCATTCAGAATATACGAAAATGGCATTAGTAAATCAGCACTTCTAAACCGCTTACAGCGTGTAGCAATAACTGCCTGCAGATAGTCCATCGCAGTGTTATGCCTTTGATAATTCTTCTTTTGTGGATTGTAGTATCCTTTTTGGCGAGAAATGTGACCGAAAAAGTTTGGCTTGATCAAACGCCCATTGTCATCGCGTCGGTTATACTTTTCTTTGAGATGTTTCAACTCAAGCGTATTATCAACAACAAATTCTTTTTTTGCGCGATCAATCTCGATACCGCTCATTACATCAAGTTGTGCTACATCACAATATAGTGGAAGAATTTCATCAAATGCGGTGCCAGAGTTCAGCATGTCCCAGATTAATGTGTTTATCTCCTGCGACAAATTGATTATTTCGCCAATCTTATTAACCGCAGTTTTAACATCCAAATCTGCTTTTTCAGAATTAGTATATTGACGTTTGGTTTTCTTAGACGATATCAGGCTGGTTGGGACAAGAAATTTATTGTAATTTCTTCTTGCTGCTTCTATCAAAACTCTATCGTCAGTGACAAGCATAGTATCACTGTCAAACCTTTATACCCTCGGTTTCCCGATATTTATCAGGGGAGTAGACTATATCATAGAACACAAAAGTGTCCTTCTGGCGCTTCCCAACACGGAGTTTCACCGTATCAGTACAATTAGTCGTTGCACCTTCATCATTCAAATGATGCTCGGCACAGTATTATCATAGTTGTGTTAAGCAGGAGTGACTATGATGCGTAGCCCAAGGGGGCGCATTAATTTGAGCAAGGTATCAAGATTAGGGGTGGTCTTAAATGACTCAATTCTGGCAACCGATGACTGAGGAATTCCACAAATCTCCGCAAGTTTTCGCTGGCTCAATCCTAATTCGGTTCGTTTTTCCACAATTGCGCCAACAATCATAGAAAGAGATTCAATTTCTTCAATGTCTTTTCCGGCACTAGAATCAACGGCACGTACATAGTCTTTATAATCATTCCAAGTTTTCATAATGCACTTTGTTCCTTTCTTTGAATGTAATCATTGCGCTCTGACTTTGCTTTTTCGACTTCTCGTTTTGGCGTCTTCTGAGTCTTTTTTCTGAAATGGTGCAGCAATACAAATGTATTATTTTCAAAGTAAAAATATAGGACTCGATTGCTGCCTGGGCGCAATTCCCAAATGCCATCACCAATATACTTTGTTATATCGGAAGAAGCTCTTGTGCCATAGTCCTGAAGAAGTTGGATACATAGACCTACCTGTTTGTATTGTATGCGAGCGTCTTTGTTGTGTGAAGAATCTATACGTAATTTTTCAAGGAAATTCCACACATCGGAAACGCCATTAGAATCTTCGTAAAATTCAATAGCATACATTTTTTCATACCCCTAAAATACTTTGCTGTATGGATGATAGCATAAAAGCTATCAAATGTCAATAACACAACCGTAGATTTCCACTGTTAGCATGCTTTAAGCACACACCCTGCATGTGCAGGTTCACCAGATTATCAGCTTGACGTTGCCGCCAAGCGGGACTTATTGTTAGGGTTAATCCGACCCATTCAGTTTTGATAGAATGTTTTCATTAATTGAGTTTATGGCAATTACTTCGTCAGACAGGTTGAAATATTTATAAATTTCTTCATTGCGAACATTTTTGGTGAGCAATATGTTTCCCATTGTAACATGCGGACTGCGAGACCCAAGCAGCTCTTGCCCATCGCAAAAGCGCGTTGAACAAACATTCCCAATTCCAAGCATACTTTCGCCGTTCCAACTTCCGATAGCATTATAGAGCATTTCAAGGGGATTGCCCAGCAATGTGGAATAATTTCCATTTACAAGAACGTGCCCACATTTTAAATTCTTCACAAAAGACCTTACCAAATCTCTTCTGAACTCCGAATATAATTTTGTTTCACAAAAACGTTCGTTTAAACCGAGCAATTTGTAAACGATATCGTTTTTGCTTTCCAAAGCTGTCATAGGTAGGTGCCAGTCATCTTTACTTGGGTACCTGATATGATTTCTAATCACTGCAGGTTCTGTGTTTAAAAGATGGATATAATCGATTGACGGCTTTAGAAATTCCTCCATTTCTTCATATGTGAGCTGCAGAGAGTTGATCAATTGATAATGTGTTTGCACCAAACGTCCATCAAAATAGTGCGTTGGCTTTTCATGCTTAACAATTCCGAAAATCGGGTCCAGATTATCGATCCATTGTTGAAGAGAACCGAATTTCAAATATTTAATACTGCTAGGGGTAGTAATCAATTTGATGTCTTCGATTCGTTTGGCAATTGTGTATCCGTTCAATTGACTGACGGACGTAATTCCTTTTTGACGAAAGAACCACTGGATGTTTGTATTAAAGCAGGCGCTCTTAAAGAAACGGTTACGCAGAAGCAACATACCATAGCGATCATACCCAGTGAAAAGTTCTGAATCGAGCAATGATTGCCCATCCCAAATTGAATTCTTGATTTCGACTTGTTCCGGTTTTGAAATCAATCGTCCGTTATCGTCGATTCGTGTCGCTATAACGTCATCGGAGAACACGCTTTCAAAGTCATCGATTACAAGGATATTTTCAGGGTTGATTTCTATTGTGTCGATAATGCTGCTTGTAGTAAGTGCAATGTATGCCTCCCAAGCGGCCAGGTCAATTTCCTGTCCATCTTTAATTTTGATTCCACAGTGTGCCCATTTATCCATCCCTCTGTAAAGCTTTTCGTCAATAAACAGACATTTGCCAACACGGCTCGATCCGGATGACCTTTTAAAGCGCACATAATGAATCCCATCGCAATAGAAGCCGTTTTCATAAAGATCCTTGCGCAAGGCTGCAACGCCAACCTCTGTTTTTACATTTTGTTTTACATGATATTGCCCGTCACAAAACCAGAAATAATTGCCGAGCAAATCATCGCAAATTGGTTCATTAACATCGGCATCGATTTGTATAGCAACAAGCTCTCCATTACGTACATCTACGCAATCTGTTAAAGATATTTCATGCGGACTCCAGCCGTTCTTTATGTATAGGCCTTTTCGGATTCGGTTATAGGCTTTTACGGAATATTTAAACGTGACGTTGATAACATACTGCGTATACTCTTTATCGCCGACATTCCAACCAAAATTGATTCTGCGATAAACTTTTTCATAAATCTCGCGAAGTTTAATAAGATCAAGAGAGTAATCAAGAGTATTAACGAACTTTCTTGTGGAAATTGTACCGTTCGTTCCTCTAATGCGATATCCTGTTTTGTCAGGAGTATTCAAGTAATGATTGCTTAAATAAATGTCTTTCGCGTCTATACCAAGAATATACACTCCATTGAATTTTTCTTTGCTTATTTCTGTGACCTCCAATCAGTAATTTTGATCGTTAATAGCACAAAATCTCGCTATCACTAAAACCGTGTACAAATACAATACGCACACAACAAGTCCCTTGATCAAAACCTCACCACCTGTCTGTGCTGCACATTATACAGTATTAACACTGCGTATCATGTCGATACACTTCGCCAATGAATCCACAGCGTAATCAACTTCTTCAAAAGTGTTTTGATGGCCAAAGCTAAAGCGGATGGTGGAGCGGGCATCTGTGTCGGATAATCCAATTGCGGAAAGGACATGAGAAATGTTAACCGACTTTGAATCGCATGCGCTGCCAGTAGAGACACATATCCCAAAAGAATCAAGCAGAAGCAATAAGGATTCCGCCTCGACTTCAGGGAAACGCATACTTAAAATGCCTGTATTGTTTGAAAATGGATCATCCAACGTTGTGGCAAATCGAATATTGTTTTTTGTGCACGCATCAACGAATCTGTGCTTCAAAGAGTCTGTGTGTGCCATACGTTCGTCCATAAATCGAACGGCTTCGTCCAAAGCAACAGCCATCCCAACAGCTCCTGCAACATTCTCAGTTCCAGCTCGCATCTTTCGTTCCTGTCCGCCTCCACAAATCATGGGATACATTGGCACTCCATTACGGACGTACAGCGCACCAATACCGCGCGGGCCATTGAATTTGTGAGCGCTCATTGAGAGCATATCTATCCCAAGCTTCTTTACATCCACTGGGATGTGCCCAACCGCCTGAACTGCGTCCGTGTGGTAAATTAGACCATATCCATCATAGATTTTAAAAAGTTTACGAAGATCTTGAATGGTACCAATCTCGTTGTTTACAAACATAAAAGAACACATTACAGGCTTGTTTTGCAAGATTAGAGATCGCGTTTCGGATTCATTTGGTGGAACAATATGTCCGTGGCAATCTGTCATCAATTTAAGCGCTTTCACATCTCGTTCAAATCGATTATGCGCCGCATTCAAAATAGCGTGATGCTCAATGCTGCTTGTGATTATATCGCCATGAGTACCAATCATATCAATCGCCCAGTTATCTGCCTCGGTGCCGCCGCTCGTAAAAAAGATTTCATCAGGTTCTGCATTTATGGTGCGAGCTATCATTGCACGCGCACACTCAAGTGCTTCTTTAGCCTTACGCCCGGCTCTATACAATGATGACGGATTTCCATATTCACTTGTAAGCCAAGGCTTCATTGCGCTGAGCGCTGTAGGGGAGAGGGGAGTCGTTGCAGCGTTGTCAAAATATATGAGTGAATTTTTATACAACCTTACGAACCTCCGTGTCCTTCATACGCCTACAAGCTGCCATGCGTTCAGCAGCCGCGCGGCGTTGTGCGTCCGTCAGCGCAGGTCTGTTTCTTACTGCCTTACCAACGGTAAGAGCGCGTCGGGGAGCACGAAAGCGCATCCCAACAACGGTGTCAGTACCAGTAAGGCAGGTGACATCTACGATCTCCCAACCCTGTTTCTTAAACTTTGTCATGTCTTTTCTGATTGTGGTGTCAGCGAGCCATGTTTCACTGGAATCAATGTACAAATGAGTCTCCTGTTCTTCTACGCTGGGCTTTGAATTCGTGTAAAGTGTCATGTTTATATTTTTCCTCCTGTAAATTCAAGTGTATTTTTGCTTTTGAAGTAATAAGTAGGGAATTTATGCCTTCCGCTATAAAACGCCGTACAACAGCCATAGAATCGACGCCAGAGTATGCGCGGCGTGGGACAACCAGACTGGAGAAGTTCACGCCGGCTGCGGAGTGCCCCAAACCTTGTCGTCACCCCAAGGGGTGTCTTCATCATTGGTGTTGGTATTTGGTTTACTATTATCCTTGGCAGCGTCGTCCTTAGAGTTCTTTCTACGCTTTCTTTTTTCCTTCCTGGAATCCAGTTGCTCCAGTTTGTATTTAAGCTCCTGTTCTTGTCCAAAACGAGCGTAGATGTTAGGAATTTTAAAAAACTGATCTCCAAAACGAGTAGCGGTGTTTGAGTGGTAGACGCATAGAAGCTGATTTCCCTCAAGAAGTGACATCAATTTGACTGCGGTCATCTCAGACACACCGCATTGTTCTGCAATTTCTTCATAGGTGATATCATAGGCTTCTGGAAAGAGAGAGGGGGCATCATCAGGGCTTCGCTTGAAAATTTGCGAAGCAATAAAAGCAAACGCCCAAAGAAGTAACGGTTTATTCTGATAATTGATCCGCATGATTTTCTCGAATTCCGAAAAGAAAATTCTGCCAAATCGGTTGCCGCTAAAAGCAGATATCTCTTTTACACCGATGAGACTATTAACTCCTTTAGGAAATTGTATGGTCTCGAATTGGTATCCAGAAAAAGAGGAGTTTAGAAACCGACTGAGATGTTTTTTTACCATAGAAGGTGTTCTATGGGACAGCAAAGACAATCCTAATATTTCGCACAAATGTTCCACGGAAAAAGCATAGTATGGGATATTACCATATTTGAAATACTTTATCGTCATAAGAATCGCCAAGTTATTCTGTAGCGTTTTTAAATCTTCTTTTGTTGTTGAAATACTGCTATACCGGTGCAATCCTTTCTCGAAAAGCTCGGTGTCGATTTTTACAAAATTATCCAAATTTGTAGTTCCTCCAAATAATAAAATAACGGTGATTTCTTCTGCTTTTTTATAATCAAAAAGCTCAAATTGCTATACTCCAAAAAAGGATACGTTTTTTCCTATTTCGTCTCAAAAAACCACGAAACTCAAAAGGGAGATTTTCTCCGTTTTTTTATACTATAGCACGGTACTAAAAAGAAGGGAGAGAATCCCTCTGAGTTATGGGATACAGAAGAATAAGAACTCTTTATAAGAATAAGAACTGAAAACCCTAACCGGTTTTTCTCATATTTAATATAAATATTAAATATTCGAAAAACCGTTATCCCAATATTGCGAAAAAGCGAAAATGGAAAACGGACGAAAATCGAAGTAGGGAAATGAGACGGAAAATAATCTGAAAACAATCATGAGATAGAACTGCGGTAATAGGATCAGAGCAATCAATCAGTTAGTAGGTCCCTATGGTAAGGGGAGACACCTATCGTTCATTCGCTGCGCTCATTCACTCACGGTTTCTCCCCTTACAACCC